AAGGTATCATATATGCACGTGAGTCAGGTGCTGATCCCAGCACACGTCAGGTGGTAGGATACGAGTCCGGAGCCGAATATGATCCCATTAACGGTCACAAAATAGACTACGATTCAAGAACAGCAGATGGTAGACCCTTACGCGATCACATACAGGAAAACAAGATGTGGGGTGAGATACGTAGAGCCGCAAAGACCAATCCCACTTTACAAGATGCCCTGGAACGTGCTATAGTAATCTATAAACTAAGCAAAACAGATGAGTGACAAACTAAATATTGCCAATGAGATGCGACAGTTTGACCGCAAGAACAGATCATTCTACGACGAACTCACCGTAGAAGAAAAGAAAAAGTTTTCAAACTATCTCATGATACGTTGGGGATCAGCAGTGGAAGGCTCAAGAGAACTGCAAGAGTTTTATGTCATCAGTTGCAACGAACGACTGAACAAACACTTCTTTGACGTTAGCAAGCACCCTAAACTACATTGGCTCATGGCCACGAGTGTGAGTCCAGACTTGGGCACACCAAGGCATCCTTGGATAGCCCCCAAGAAAAAGGAAGCAGGGCTCAGTGGCAAACGCAAAGCCTTAATGGCCATATACCCCACATACAAAGATGATGAAATTGATGTAATGTGCGAGATCACTACCCAGAAAGAAATTGACGAATACAATCGTCGTGCTGGCCAGGACAAAAAATGAACCTAGTGGTCAACGGTTGCAGTTATATGGAATCGTATGCTGTGGGTCAAGGGCATGTTGATTTGGCTCAGCAGCTGGCGCTAGACTGCCCTGTGAGTCTTGCCATAGGTGGTAGCGCAAACAGTCGCATACTAAGAACCACACTCAAACACAGTTACACCGCACCGCCAACATTTTACGTACTAGGCATGACATTTCTATCAAGACTAGAAATACCCATATGTGAACAACTAAATGACTTTGAAGGGCGTTGGGTCAATCCGCAAAATCAAGAGTTTAAATCTCGTTGGCAGTATGACTGGACACAAGCAGATTCAGATCAATTTGTAGAAACCAAACTCAAAAGCGAAGTGTTCAGTATTTTAGATCGTGTGGAAGATCTAATGTATCGTATGTTGAGCACTATTGCTGATTTAAAAAGTCGTGGACACAGAGTGCTGATGTTTCAACAAGCAGACAACTTGTACACAAATTTATTAAATGAACCTAGATTAACATTGTTTGATCAGCCCGAAATCGTAGGCGGGTTTGGCTGGCGGGCCACAGCCTGGCAAGCCGAACAAGGAGTCCAGGCCAAAGACTACGGACCCGGTGCACCTTACGTACCGCCTGACATGACACATCCGGCAATTGGACATCACCAAATGCTAAACGAATATTTGACAAACTACATTCAAGAGCGTAAACTGTTAGCATGAGTTTTGTATGCGATTATTGCAAGAAAACGTTTTCTAGAGAAACGTCAATAGCCGTTCACATGTGTGAACCCAAACGTAGACGACTTGCTCGAGATGAAGCAGGCGTCCGCATGGGATTTCAAGCCTACATCAAGTTTTACGAAACCATGCAAGGATCGGCCAGGAACAAAACACACGATGACTTTTGTGACTCGCCTTATTATCGAGCATTTGTCAAGTTTGGAAACTATTGTGTAAACACTCATGTGATTGCCCCTGCACGTTTTATGACCTGGTTACTGAAAGCACAAAAGAAGATTGACAATTGGTGCAGTGACAAGGTGTACACAGAGTACCTGATAGAATACCTGCGTGTGGAAGCCGTGGATGATGCCCTGGCTCGAGCAATAGAACACAGCATACGTTGGGCAGAAGAAACTGGCAACCCCCCACATGACTGGATGCGATATGGCAACACCAATAGTTTATGTTACGCTGTCACAGCCGGACGTGTAAGTCCTTGGATAATCTACAATTCAGAATCAGGACAAAAGTTTCTAAGCGAACTAAGCACAGAACAAGTGGCCATGGTCTGGCCCTACATTGATTCGGACGCCTGGCAAAAGAAATTCACAAACTATCCAGCGGATCAAGAGTATGTGAAAGATATATTGAACAAGGCAGGATGGTAATGAGCGCAGACATTGACATTGACTTTGCCAACAGAGAAACTGTGTTAAAATTGATTCAGCATGTTCCTGCACGACAAAGCAATGGACGCCGGCACAACTCGGGCATCTATGTAACAGACATACCACGTGATCCTATAGCAGACTGTGCGGCCTTGGATTACGAAACTGCCGAACAGCGTGGATACTTTAAACTGGACTTCTTGAACATGAGTGTGTATCAGTTGATCCGTGATCCTGCACACTATGAATCAATGTTGTCCGCAACACCGCCTTGGGAACGATTGTGGACTGATCGTGAATGGGCCAAGCAATTGGTGCATGTGGGGCAATATAGTAAACTATTAGAAAGTATGAAGCCCGACAATATTCAGAGACTTGCGGCATTCATATCTATTATTCGTCCAGGTAAAGCACATCTACAAAATAAACCATGGAGTCAAGTATTTGCGTCTGTGTGGGACGGAGATAATAGTGAAGGATTTATATTCAAAAAGTCGCATGCGATTAGTTACAGCGTGTTAGTTACACTTCATATGAATCTTTTAAACGACGTGAATTAATTTTTTTCTTGCATACATTGCCTTTAAGGATGCGGATCTTTTTGCAGTTGTTTCTGCTGAAGGTTTTTTTCCAAAATTTGGGTTAAGGATTCCTTGCTTAGTTCCTTTCTGAGTTAACCCACGCTTTATATTTGACTCAAGTGATTGTGTTCTACCACGTAAATGACTTACGATTTCACCAGTTTTCCATCTTGGATCATCTAAACTAATTTTTCCTAACAATTTTCCTGAAGTTGAATCCTTTGCAGTATGCATATTAGACATTTTTGTTTTAGTTAATTCTGTATGATTATATCCTGATGCACCTTCGCCACCATCCGTTTTATTACGCAATATACCAGTTTCGAGATCTCGTCTTCCATACCATCGTATTAGTTGGCGTTCAATGGCCATAGCACCAATTTCGGTTAAATTAGATTCTATTATTATGATTCGAGATTTGTTTTTTGGTATTGGAAAATGATGTGTGTCCCAGGCACGATAACCTTTTCCTTTACCGATGTAGTATGGAGTATTATCTGACTTTCTTACATAGGCATATACATAAAAACCAGATGGTTGATTAGAAAATGAATAAGTAGACATGCTGATTGCTCCTTTCAAGCATTAGAGTAGTTGGATATTTCCAGTATCGCGAACTACACCCTTATTTAGTCTAATCTTCTAACTAAAGTGATGCTCTTTCTCTTGCCTTTTCTTCGCACTATGTCCAGTAAACTGCATGCTGGGCCGTGCAGAATTTCCAAATCTTTGTTGACAAAAGTCTTCAAAGTGTAACGAAACTGTTCCCAATCATGTCTCAAAAAGATGTTGATGGGGATAGATCTATTGCTTTCCCACCACCACGTTGATGCCAGTTCCAAAAAAATTCGTTTGCTATCTTGATCTGCTACAGAGCCAAAGTCGTAGATTGTGGTCACAATATCATCACGATTTTGAACCACTCCTATGTATTCTAAATTAGCATAAACGCATAAGGTAATAAAGGGATATTTTTCTGTTAGTTTTTCAAAGATACTGTTACTCATATGATAATTATACTGTGTTAAGAATTTTTCCAATTAATTCTTGTTTACTTATACCAATTTATCATATGGTAACATCTATTATTTTTTTTCTAGCGAATAACATATCATGAAAATTTTTGAGTCAATACAAAGCATACCTCAGTTTGTTGGGCAAGGTGAAGCCATCAGCGAATGGATTGAGGTTACACAAGAACAAATAAATCATTTTGCAGATGCCACAGGCGATCGTCAATGGATTCATACTGATCCTGAACGAGCCAAAACAGGGCCGTTTGGAGCAACAATTGCTCATGGTTTTTTTACCTTGTCCTTGATGCCCCAATTTTTTGTCAAAACTTTTTGGATTAAAAATCAAAAAATGGGGATTAATTATGGTGTCAATAAAGTACGTTTTACTAGCCCAGTTTTGACAGGTTCCCTGTTGCGAGCTAGAATTTCTCTAAAATCTTGTACTACAATTGATAACGGTATGCAGTCAGTTTGGAGTGTCGTAGTTGAATGCAAGGACAGTGACAAACCAGTTTGCGTTGCTGAAACAATAACCAGACATTATGCTTGAAACAAATAAGTAATAGATGTATTCCACCACTCTTTATCTATATCAGCAACTTGTCCGAGTACTTTTGGTAGATACCAGTGGCGGGTATTTTACAGCGAGGTACGATCCTGTGTACGCAAAACAACTGACAATAAACAAGGGAGTGGACAATGTTCTACTATTTGAATTCATAAATCAAGACCAGAAACCGGTGAACATTGCAGGTTCTAGCTTTGTTTTTCGTGTGGTAAATCAAGCAGGTGATGAACTCTTGGTAACCAAAGACATGGAAATATTGAGTTCAGCACTGGGGCGAGTCAAAGTGGTACTCAACTCAGAAGATACCATCAATATACAAGCACAACCTGCTAGTTATAGTATTCAACGCAGTGCAGGAAACTATGTGCAAGCGGCTTATGTGGATGCCAATTCACAAGCTAGAGCAGATTGTAACATAGTAGACAGTGTATTTCCACAGTTTGTGCCCAGTGCAGTATGCACAGTGCCTGACATGTATGGCAAAAACAACTTTGTGGGCACGGCCCCTACACAATTTCCTGACTGGGCACTCACACCACAACCACAGAACTCTATTCAACAAACCGAATTCTACAGCAGTCACATGCCCACAAATGGTGCCAGCCTGACCACAGTAAAGTTTGATCTAGATACCTACACCGGCACGGTGAAAGTACAGGCTGCAGACAACTATGAATCAGTTTGGTATGATGTTACCGAAACTAGACAATATCTGAGTGAAACAGTGACTGATTATTTCAATGTAATTGGCTTTCATCCGTTGTTGCGATTGGCACTGAATAATTCTATTGGATACGGCGCATCGGGCAATGTACAGGTCACTGATGGCGTGGTCACTGGTATAAGCATTACCAACGCAGGTTATTACTACGTGGCTCCGCCTAGTATTCAGATCCTTGGAACAGGATCTGGTGCTGTGGCCACTTGTACCATTGGTGATAACAACCAAATTTCTGGAGTGACCATTGTGAATGGTGGTTCGGGCTACTTGCCAATTCAATTCCAAGGTTCAATTGCTGCAACCGCGATATTCACAAACGGCAAGATTGAAAACGTTCAATATCGTTGATCTAGCACAATAAATCTGTTATACTCAACAGATGCTAGACGTCCTTGCTTATCTGCCCGCAAAAAGAAAGCCCAGTCCACAGGGCTGGTTGAGTTTCAACGCGGTATGTTGTCAGCACAATGGTAACAGTGCAGACAAACGTGGGCGTGGTGGCATCAAAGTAACAGAATCAGGTTGGAGTTATCATTGCTTCAACTGCGCATACACAGCCAGTTTTATTCTAGGGCGCACAGTCAGTTTCAAAGCCCGAAGATTACTAGGCTGGATGGGTGTACCAGACAATGAGATTGACATGCTCAATCTTGAAAGCCTGCGCCACCGTAGCATACACGGCATACTAGAAGATCGACAACGGACATTCAACGCACTCAGTGCTATCGAGTTTGAAGAAGCAGATGACTTTCCTCCGTTTTCAGAAGTGGTCACTCCCGAGTTTCCGTTATACTGGGATTACATTCGCCGACGAAGGGTTCCGGAAGACTTTCCCATAATGACATCAATCAAAACAGATGGTGTTCATTGGGTCAGGCCGTTTGTGTTGGTTCCGTTCACATACGACAACCGGGTGGTAGGCTGGACTGCTAGGTTTTTAGATGACAAACAGCCCAAGTACATCAATCACTCACAACCGGGCTATGTGTTTGGCACAGACTTGCAACATGCCAACTGGCAACATGTGCTGGTGATGGAAGGCATATTTGATGCACTCTCAATCGGCGGCCTAGCTGTGATGCACAACACCATTAGTGATGCACAAGCAAGATTGATTCGCAGTCTTGGACGTGAAGTAACTGTGGTACCAGATCAAGACACAGCCGGTGTGGAACTGATTGACCGTGCTGTGGAACTGGGCTGGGCAGTGAGCATACCTGAATGGCCTGCGGGTTGCAAAGATGTCAACGACGCTGTGATAAAACTAGGCCGACTAGGGGCCTTGCTAACTATTATGGCCGCAAGAGAAACCAGCCGAATTAAAATAGAAATAAGGAAGAAACAACTTGTTAAAAGACTACGGACTTGATGTCCAAAGACTA